TAGGAGGTAAATTAAACTCTTCTTCAAGTTTCTTAGTCATAATAGTATTTATTTAACTCTAGGTTTAGAAATGCGTTTTTTCGCCTTACGAGGTTTCTTGTTAGAAAAGATCTGATCTTCGTTGATGACTTTAAAACGTATGCCTTTACGTTTACACCACTCTTGTGCCGCTGTCCACTTAGCGGCGTTTATATGCGTTTGTATGGCTTGTCCTCTGCTACGAGCATTCTCTAATGTAGTTTGATTAGCAGGTTTAATCTCTATAAGTTCTACATGTTCTGTACCGTCTTTGTCTTGATATTGTATCATAAAGTCTGGAACATAGTTGTGATACTTACCATCAACAGGACTTCTATAAGGTATCTTTACATTTTCACTTGCCCATTTAAGTATATTAGGATGACTATCACACATACGCATAAATGCCAACTCCCAACTACTTCTGTACTTAGGTGGCTTTGAGCCTACAAATTTACTAGTATTGGCGACTTCATACAAACCTTGTTGATATTTGGCCATGTTAAGACTTTATTAGTTTACTTACAGGACTCTTGGAATTGTTTTTAGGTGTAACTAAATTAACTCTGTTGCCATTAGGTCTAAGAGCATTAATGGCATCGTATGCCTGTTTGGTAATGTTAAGTGTATTTTCATTTATACTAAAGAAATCTATTGGTGATATATTTTGTTGCTCTGCAACTTTTATTAAAACTATAGCAAGAGCTCTTGCATTTGCTTCTTTAAACCCTAGTTTTTCTAACCTTAAATTAATTTGTTCTAACATAGGACCATCTATATGTTGTACAGAATTTTCTGCAAAGTCGCCTAATATTTGAGAACTTGCTTGAGGTAAAGGAAATTTTATTGTTGCATTTTCTAAAAATGTTGTTAGAGTGGATTGCAATACTTTGTATTCAATTTGGTTACCAAATGTATCGTATAAAGAAGTACTCATTATGTGCCTCCTCCGCCAGCAGTGGCACCTGCGTTACTGTTACCGGAATCACTTTGCTTATCGCTTTCACTTCCTTTTTCAACTTTATTAAATAAGAATGTATCATTTTCAGGATCATTAATGGCATTATTAAATTCGTCTGTTAATGCACCTTTTAAAACATCTCCTAAGTCTTGACCGTTTACTGCACCTGATAACCCTCTATCTATTATTCTTCCAAAAGGATTATTTTCTAAAAAGTCGGATACTCCATCCATAAAACCTGTCTCACCTTCATCTTCTGCAGGCTTAGATGCAGTATATAATTTATTTACTTTAGAATCTGTAGAAAGTTCTGAAACCATAATACTTGAACCGTCGTACAGTTTATCTGTATTTAAATAACTATCCACACCAGTTTCACCACCTGTTTTAGGTTGGCTTGTTCTGCCTCTACCTGAATTTGATCCTTCTTCTTCGTTTGCTTCGCCACTTAAAATATTTAAAGTCTGCGGTTGTAAAGCAATAGGTTTTTTATTTGCCACCATTCCTGGTAATTTTACACCTTCCATATTTTCAAATCTGGCTTTATCTTGTTCACTAAGATCAAAGTTATAAACATTTGTAGTTGTAAAGTTCTCATATTCAAAATCTAATTTAAAATCCATTAATTCACTGGCACTATAATCTATTTCACTTGGTGAGAATCCTGTCATCATAGGATTAAATAAAGAATATTGTACACCTTGATTACCATGATAAAGTATCATGTCTATTCTTTCAAAAAAGTTTTTAGTTACTCCTAAGTCCATTCCAAAATCATTACTGCTCCATTGATATCCTTTAGTTGCTCCTGCTTCTCCTTGGTTACCAAATTTGGATTTCTGATATCCGCCATGTGTGTCACCACCCATAAAAGAAGTATCACGTTCATTATCATTAAATTTATTTCTAGGATTCATGTAATGATAACTGTAGTATTTCATAAACAATGTAAGCCATTCGTTTTGAATAGTATCCATAACCGTTACACTAATAGGCGTATGCTCAACACCAGTTTGTATTATTTTTTTACGGTTAAATGAATTTTTAACTTCTGTATTAAAACTAACTTCAGGTAAAGTTGCAGTTCTAACTAATGAGGATATTCTAGTTCTAAAAGATGCTGAATCAGGTAGCATTCCTATAAGACGCCTGTTAATAATAAAATTTACATAGCCTTGAAACTTCTGCCTTGGTGGAGCAATATCCGGTTTGTAATGTTCGGCGTTACGGAAGTCCTTAAGAAAGAACTTCCGATGATTGCCTGATTTGAAAAACTCCATTAAGGATTAACTCCTTAACCTAATGTTCCTGCGCCTGTGCTCACTGTTTCAGGGAATGGGTTTCCACTTACAGTTCTACCGTTAATGTCATTGTCACCTTCAAAGTGAATTGCATTATCGTATCTAACTTGTAAGATAACTTGTACAGGGTCACCTGCACTATAGTCGCCATCACTGTAATCTACGTTAGTTAAGAAACATCCTTCAAGGAACCAAACTTCAGTAGCACCTGCATTAACACCGTCAAGTATTTCTACTTGCATGTCAAATTTATAGTCGCTACCAGATGCTGGTGTTGATTGTTGGAAATGATTTAACTGTCTTTGCACTTGGGCACCAACTTGTTTTGCTACCTGGTTAGTGATATCATCACGTATAGTAACATTGATTTGTTCCCAGGTATGTTTACCTTGAACATAAACTTTCGAGTTGTAACTGTCTATAACCTGTTCTTCATAAGAAATTTTAGGTCTAGTTACTGATTGGATGTTCTGCGTTAAAACTTTAGTTTCTGCATTGCCTCCAAAATTGTTTAAAAAACTAACTCTAAATCTATATTTTAGTTTAGGCATTAAAACACCTGAACCTGTATTACCCGTTACCGGAACACCAAATTTACTTTTAGTCTCTGTTGTTGCACTTGATACTGCCATATTGTTCTCCTAGAACTTTTATATACGAATATTTATCACTTTGACCCCAAAAAGGTTAACTGCGTATATAATTCATTCACAAAAAAGGGCAGTAAGAACCGCCCTTTTTATAGTTTAAGTTAAAACTTATCCTGTTTGACCCAAAGTATTTTGGATTCTTATTGGAATGTATATAAACTCAACTGCTTTAACAGGCTGTATCGCTATGTCAATGTGCAATTCGTTTCTATCAATTCTTGCCGCTGTGTTATTTGTTGTGTCACAAACTGTAACAAAGTCAAATAATCCACGTTGAGAAACAAGTTCACCAAGTAGTCTATCAACAACTACTTTAGCATTTGATCTTGTAACTTCATCGTTTGGCTCAAATAAGAATGGTTTCACTGCGTCATCTAATTGCTCACGTAAGTAAACAACTAGTCTTGCAACATTAACTCTATCCAAAGCACTTGATACTGGGTTTAAAGTTTTCTGTCCAAATACTGCAATTCCACGTCCAGGGAAGTTTCCAATTGGATTAATCTTATTACTGTAAAGACTATCTCTTTGTCCTTCACTTAAAGCAACTGCTGTAAATTCGCTTGATGTTGCGTTTAAGTAACCAGTTCCAGAAGCATTACTTACTAATCCTCTTTGGAATCCTGCTGGTGCAAACCATGGGAATGCCACCTGGTCGTTAAATGCTAAAGTTCTTAAAGCCATATGACTTGCAGGAACCATAACACTTGAACCGTCTAGGTTAGTAGATAATCCGTGTGGGTAGTAAACAGCCGCATATGGTGAATTAGTTACTAAACCATCTTCGCCATTTTCAGTTGTTACTGCATTGTTATTAATCCAGTTAGAAGTACTAGTTGCATCTGCGGCCAGTCTTAATGGCGCATCAATAATACTGAATACTGTATTCTTACGATCTGTTCCAAGAGAAATCATTTCGTCTGCTAGTTCAGGATATCCTGGAACTGCAATAATATTGAAACGGTTAGTTTCGTTTCTAATATCTTGATTTGCTGTTAGAGCCGATTGTAAAGAAGTAACAATAACTTTTCTCTGAGCCTTTCTCAACATGTGAGGAGCACCGTTTGCCTTGTTACCACTAAAGTCTTTCCATAATCCTGAAGTACTATCATATTGCTTAACGTTACCGCCACTTGCCATCTTGTTCCATGCTAAAATATTACTAGGATATTTTGTAGGTGATGGAAGACCGTTTGCTTCACTAATTAATGCACTTGTTTTTGTTGATCTAAAATCACCAAATACAACACCTGCTGGTGTTAGTTGGTCTGTATTATCTACTAGTACCCAAGCACCTGCTGAACTATATTTGTAAATTTTAGGATAGTTTTCTAAGTCACTTCCGTCAACCCAGATATCACTAGTTTGTAATGCACCTGCGTCACTTTGTGTTGTAGGTTGTGTAGACTTAACTTGTACATCACCTGTATAAGTTGCCCATGAACCTGCATTATTATATAGTAAATCAACTGTTGCTGTGCTTACTGTTGCATCATACCATAAAGTTTTGTCTGCTAAAGTTCCTGTTAATTCAGTTGCTTTTGCTGTAAAACTTAATGCTTCATAGTTACTGTAAGGAACATCTGCTGTAAGGTTAAGTTGTGTCGGGGCAAACCCTGATACGTTACCAGCCATTAATAGAATATCTTTACCATCACTATTAGTAATGTTAAGTTTTCCACTGTTGTTTGTTGCTATAACATTTGCTGTATGAGATAATGTTGCGTTAGCGGCCGATATTGCTGTATTAATATCTATAACCATATCGTCTACACTTGAATTACCGTTTGCATCTGCATCAGTACTAAATGTTACATTAACATTTGAACCGTCATTAACTTGCATAATCATACTAACTTTACTTGCATGTGCTGAAATAACAACTTCTGAACCAACTAATGCCGCAGTACTTTCTGCTGTTACACTTGTAGTTCCATTATGTCTTTTAGGCGTAAACCATGCTTGTTCGTTGTCTTGTCCAACACCAGCAACATCAACAAAGATATCGCCAACTACTGGATTAGCACCGTGATAACTTGTACCCCAAGCATCAGACATAGCCTTTCTTGCGTATGCTGTTTGCTCTGTGAAGAGTCCAGTACTGCTGTTATATAATTTAATTTTTAAATCTGTACCATTACTTAATACATTCTGTTGTAAGAATACATCGCCTGATACTAGTGAACCACCACCTTGTCTTGTGGAAGGTAAATCACTGTGATCACCAATTTGAAAATCTGCTGAAGATGTATTTGTTCCCCAACCTGAGCTTCCAATTACGTCCCATACTGTATCAGTTGTCTTTTGGTAAATTTTAATTGTGTCTTTAGTAGCACCTGCTGTTGTAAAATATACAGCCGCATAGTCATTTTTAATACCGTATGATGTTTTAGGAACATCTCCAGTAGTTAAATTTGTACTTGCTGGTACTTTAACTGTTTGTTTAATCCAATTAGATCCGTCCCATTTCTTCACACCGATTACAGATGATGTAGTATCCAACCAGTAAGAACCGTTTGCAGGTTTAGTAGTTGGTGCTATTGCAGTTGCTGAAAGATCATTTAAATCAACATCCGCTCTTAGAACGTAAGCACTATTGGCTATTCCTAAGAAACTATATGCTGATAATAATCCAAATTCATTTTGCTCATTACCGTGTAATTGTGTAAGTCCACTTGCTTTAAAAGTTGGATTTCCATAATTTTGTAATAATTCTCTTTGGCTAGAAATCTTGTAAAGTTTTCCAGCAGTTGCTGAAGTTGTATAAGCAGATGTGCCTGAACCGTCTGGACTTGTTTTGTCCTGTGCTGTCGCTACGACGATTAAAGGAACACTACCAGAACCAGCGGGAGCATAAAAACTCTCATCTGATACTGTTACACTTACTCCAGGTGATGTTAATGTTGCCATTTTCTTCTCCTATTTGTATTGATCAATACTATTGTATTAATCTTATTTATCAGATATTTAAATTATTGTGTATTTAAGGAATTATGAGGTATTAACTGGTATTAAACTATTTTAAGTGTAGTTTTAAATTCGCCTGTTTTCCAATCTCTAATTTCTTCTACTTGCTTGGCTAGGTCTTCGAGGGTGCCATTATTATTAATAATGTAATCAACTGGGTAGCCTGCCCAATTCCATTCACTCTCATGAATGTCTCTGTATTTTGTTGTCATAATTTTTCTACTTACAACATTTTTATGAGCCTCACTTGCTGTTTCAAACCATTCAGGCAACTCCCCACGTTGTACCCAAATAACTTTGCCACCCATATTTCTTATTAAATCTAACTCATTTCTAAAACGTGCATCACTTATAACTGTACAAGGTGCATTTTCTGTTTGTTTTAGTATTCTGTATTCTAAACTATTAAGCCAAATGTCTTGATCAAAGTGATTTCTAAGTACTTCTGTACCTAATAATTGTAATGCTAGTCTGGGGGTAAAGTTAGGGACACCTAATTTTTTAGTCCAAAACATATCAGGCGTTTCTCTGAAATTTCTACTTTCTAATGTATCACCTTCCAACATAGATCTTTCCCAGCCAAAAATACTGGAACATAGATCTTTAAGAGGGGAGGCAAAACTGTCATGAACACAACCACGTTCTACAAACATATTGGCTACTGTATCTTTGCCACTGCCTATAAAACCGGTTATTCCTATTAACATTAGCCTATTACAAATCCTAGAGGGGTGTTACCTTCTTCGTATGCATGTACACTATCTTTAAGTGCCTGCATTTCTGCGAGGGCTTCACCTTTTAGAGCATCACCATTTAACTGAATGGCTCCACCTGCTCCTGGTAGTCCTGATGTATATTTACTTCTTGCTTCACCTAACATCATTTTACTCATTGCCAAAGCATATGATCCTAACCAATTGCTTGAATAAACATCTCTTAATAATATACTTTCTGGAATGAAGTTATATACGCCAACTGCAATTTCTTCTTCGTGTCTTACGTTTCTTAAAATTTTAAGTTGCTTTGTGTTTCTATTCCATAAAAAGTTATATTCGCTACCAAATATACGCCCTAATGTTTCTTTGTATTGTGAGAAAGCATCAAATACTGCTAGTCCGCCTATTTGTCCTGCTTGTAACATATACATATTATTAAAAGCAACATCAAATGGGTCAAAGTTTGTACCGCCACTATTGGTACCAATACCTCTACGATACATTCTTCTAACTTCCATTACTTCATCTGGTAAGATATATTCAGTTACATCTTTTTCTGTATTGAAAAATATAATACTTTCTTCTACAGACCCAGAACTTAATTGTCTGTAAATACCTACCGCTTTATCTATTGCTACGTCATAGTGTTCTCTGTCTAATTCAACATCAACCATGCCGTCAGCCAAACGAAGTTGTACTTCAGAAATTAATTCTTCTCTACTTTTATATCCTATTTGATCTTGTGCCATACTACTATTTATCTAAATTTGCCTTAAAAAGCCTTTAGAATGATAATAGTATCGCTTATTCGCCCAGTAAGTTTAATTTCTGTTGCTTTTATACTACTAAATGCAGTATTCATTTTAGTCTTAGCGGCACCTTTAAACTCTTTTAATTGTGCTGATGGTTTTCTTAATGTTTTCTGTACACTTGTGCCT